CCAATCAGAAGCACCGGCTAAGCTCCTAGCTCTTACTCTGACGTGTCTATATAAGTTGTCGGTTATAGCGGCCTGCCCCTCATAAATGGTGAGCTCAGTTCCAACGATTGATCCGTGAGCATCATGGGATACAGGCTGACCTGAAGAAGGATCATATATCGTGATTGTTTGTTCACGTTGTTCGTTCCAGGTCTCCTCACTAGGAGTCTCCGGAGAATTCGTCAGGGCTGCTTCCCATTCGAAATCCTCAAGGTAAATATAATGATTACCTTTTATGTTCTCGATATCATTATCGTAAGGATTCTGACTCCAGGTAAATGTACAAGCCGTATAGCTGCTGCTATCTACCTGCGGAGCTCCTGATATAGGAATTCCAGGCTTCTCTAAGGTAAAGACATACGACCTCTCAGCAGAGTATGTCTTTTTCTTCTGATCAGCCTGGACTGCAAACTTTATAGTGTTTATGTACTTCCCATCTACCTTTGGGTAGTAACCGGAAACATCTATATCTCTGGTCTTAACTTTCGTAGCCTTGGTGAAGTTGAACTTTGCCAAAGATTTACCATTGATATATATGTGGCCCTTCTGGTCTGTACAATTCTTCGGAGGATTCCAAGTAGCTTTTAAAGTCAGAGTCTTTATCTGGCCACTGCGTTCTTCGCTTTCGTTATAGCGAACGACAGCGATGGTTGCCTGCAAATTTGAAGGCTTTGTAGCTTTACTCATTATACTGTCCTCGCATTCAACTTAAAGCTACGGAGCAGACCGTCGGCAAATGCCTCAGGATCAGCTGTTCCGTCTATTGTGTTATAAACATTGAGCGACCTTGAATTCATAGTATCGGTCATAGAATTAAGCGACTTTGTAAGACCTGCTATATTAGAGGCTAATGCTCTTTCTTCCTGAGCTCTTGAATCAAGTCCGAAATTAACGGAGGCTGTAAGCTGACTAAGATCTGCGGTTCCAAATACAGGATCGATCACTGGGTGAAGTCCTCCAAGCGAACTGTAGGACGAGTCAAACGAATCTATCATCATTGTCGAAATAGAATCGGCCCTATTTTGATAGTCTGCAGTAAGACTATCAATTCCGGCTATCAGACCCATCATCATAAACTCGCCAGTACGCATAAGTCTCTTTGACGGTGATTGTATCTGGTTTTTCTTTCTGATAACGTCGTCTACAATGTTAGAAACCTCATTAGCTTTGGCCCTAAGAGCTGGTATTTGGCTATCGATACCGCTTATCATACCCTTGACTACATTGGCGCCATCACTCTTGGACTTTTTAGCGTCAGGTTCGGACTCCTCTTCAACCGTCTTCTTAATTTTTCCAGAATCTTCCTTAAGGCCATTGATTGCCTGGTTATCAGACAAACCTTCCTTTATGGCGTCTCTATAATTTGCTATGGCATCTGCTGCATACTTTCCAAAGAAAGGTATAGCACCGGCTAATACTTCAAGAACCGCAAGAACAACGTCGTTGATTGCTGCTACAAGCTCAGGACCCTTTTCGGCAATACCGTTAGCTACTCCATAGAAGAACTGAACTGCTAAGTTAAGGGCCGCGTCTATAACATCATCAAGCTTACTTGAAATACCATTAAGGAACTCGACTACTATTTCTGCACCGAGAACTGTAAGTTCATATTCATGGTCTCTAAGAGTTGTTAAAAGAGCTACAAGAAGCTGGAATGCTGCTTCCGAGAATGCTGGAATATGAACCGTAAGAGTCTTTATTACTCCTTCCCATAACATATCGAAGAACTCGAATATAGATTCCGAACACTTAACAAGCTCTAATAGGAAAACCGACAGACCTCTAGCAAGATTTGTAGCTATTACCGGAATTAAATTTGATAATTCCTCAAGACCTGACATTATTGGTTCCATGCCAGCCATAAACGCGGCGGCGACTAAGGTTAACCCAGCACCTATAGATAAAACGCCAACCCCGAGTAATGCCAAAGCTGCACCAAGCGCTATCATCAAAGGAATAGCCGGTGCTAATAATACCGAAGCCCCGGCAAATATAATAAGCGTTCCTGCAAGGGCCAATAGTCCAGCTCCAACACCAGCAAGATTAAGAGAGCTAAGAAGTGTTATTGCGGGCGCCATGATAGCAAGTGCACCGGCAACAATTATCATAGCGGCAGCACCCGGAATTGCCCTCTGCATGACAAGCATAGCTCCGGCCAAAATAACTAGCGATCCGAATAATACGCTAAGACCCTTTCCGGCATTGTCCAGATTACTCATCGAATTAAGAGCTCCAGACATAATCGTTACGCCTGTTGCCATTAACACAAGCGCAAGCCCGGCCTTTACTATCGATGCTCCGGACCCTGCCATCTTACCCATTAATGCGGCATAACCGGCCATCTCAGCCAATGCTATAGCTATGGATTTAAGACCCTGCGTTACGGCTTTAGGATCCATGGAGCTAATCTCTTTTATTGGCTTTATTAGCATATTAATAGCTCCAGCCATCATAACCATAGATAATCCAGCTTTTATAAGAGCGGTCGGTTTCACAAGTTTTAAAGCTCCAGCAAATATAGCAAAACCGGCAAGCATTCCACCTAAAGCGGATAGACCCTGTTTCAGCTGATCAACATTCATTGACCCAAGTTCCTGAACAGGTTTAACAAGCATGCGGATTGCTACGCCTATTAAAATCATAGCCTCGCCAGCTTTTACTATTCCCCTAGGCCTAATCTTTAACTTAGAGAAGAACAAAGAGAAGGCGGCTATTTCACCAAGAAGCGCACCTACTCCCAATAGCCCCTTCTTCAAATCTTTGACGTTGGAAAGTTTGTCTACGGCGAATGCTAATATCGTAACGGCCGCCGCCATTTTAATAAGACCTTTAGCTGGCGTTTCCCATATTGTTGGTGTTCGCATTAATCTGGTACTACCAGCCATAACAACAAACAGTGCTGATAAAGCACCGGTTGCAGCGGCTAATTTGCCAGGACTAATACTCGAAAGTACCTTCAAACCAACGCCAATAGCTAATATAGCGGCGCCAATTTTGAGTAAAATATTGGCTTTAAGCTGTACCTGCCAACCAAGCAACGCAAGACGTGCCTGGTTAAACACTTGGCCGAGAGATCCAAGAATAACTCCAGATTCTCTAAAGCTTTGAAGCACATTCTGAAGATTCTTGAGTAAGTCATAAAACGCAACTACAAAACCACCTTGTAAAAGACCTTTAAAAACATCTCCAAAGCTGATATTTCCTAAAATATCCTGAAGCCAATCTACACTTTCACCGAAGGCCTTGATCATACCGATAACAACTGGTGATATAGATTCTCTAAGAAGTCTGAAGAAATCTACGATTTTGTCACCGGAATTAGATATAGCTTCTGCTCCGTCAGCTATAGTATTGAATAGGAATCCGAGTGTAGTAGATACGAGAGATCCTATAGATCTAAGAGGCGTGTCGATAGCCTGAAGGAATCTTCCAACAGTTCCTATTAGAGAAAATAATGTGTCTGCAATCAATGGTATCAAAGATTTTGCCGGAGAAATAGCATTAATAACGCTTGTTACTCCAGCTTTAAGAAGTCTTATAACCGTAGCGACACCTTCAATTCCGTCGCGAAGATCCTGCATTCGGTCTATCCAAACATCGGACCCTCGGGCTTCCATTTCATTGCCGAACCATCTTGTCAAAGTATACAGTCTCTCTAGAAAACTTATATCTGGATACTTCTCAATAGCCGCTTTCGTCTTTTCAAGAGCGTCTCTAAACGCACTCAAAGGACCCGAATCAAAAGCTTCTTTTAAAGCTTTTACCCTCTTAGGATCGACAATATACTTACCGGTAACATCTTTAAGATCTTCATCTGTAAGAGCGGTTAACTCCTCTATAGAATTGTTGTAGTCAAATAAAGCACCTAAGACGTCGGTGAAAAATACGACTTTTCCACCAACAGCGTCGACTATCTTTCCAAATTTCTCTATAGCTGGGCTTAAAGCGCTATTAATATTGTCGATGACCGGAACAGTAGCGTTGAACCAATCTTTTCCGAAGTTAAGAATCGGCTTCCAAAGCTTTTCACCTATTCTGGCCATAGCCGCCTTCATGTCCTCAACAGCACCCGTGAAGAGCTGTTTAGATTTTGCGGCCTGCTTACCGAATGCCCAGTCCATAGCGTTCGAGAAAAGTTCGAAATCGATCTTCCCCTTGCTTACCATGTCGGAGACTTCTTCCTGAGTCTTCCTTGCTCCCTCAGGAAGATCCTTGTTTAGGTATTCGGTTATCTTAGCAATTGTAGGGACACCATAAGAGTTAAGAGACATCAAATCCTGACCCATGAGTCTTCCCTGAGTTTTTACCTTGGCGAATATCTCTCCTACTCTCTGATAGTCAGCTCCAAACATTGAAGCTACGCCGGCTACACCCTTAAGGATTCTTGTAAGATCATTACTTGTTCCGTCGATGCCGGCAGCCATAAGCTGTGAACCGACAAGAGCAGCCTTATCCAAGCTGTAGAAAGTTCCTTCTACTGACTTGTATATGTTGTCCATGATGGTTCCGGACTGTCCGACGGCACCAATCTTATCCTGAGCATAACCAAGACCACCAAACATGAACTCAGCCTGAGCCATGTTCTGAGCTCTTGATTTACCGCCCTGAATAAGTGGGTTTACAAAGGACGCAACAAGCCTTTTACCAGCGTTAACAGCAGAATTTGTAATGTTCGCAAGAGCGGTAACAGCTACTATCTCCATCGTGGAGAACTGTCTTGTAGTCTGTTCTACCCCATTTTGAACAGTGCTGAAGTCTACTCGATCGGCCGCTTTTGTAACCTGTTCTAAACCTTTACCGGCATCACTCATCTCGAGTGCTTTTTTCAGAGTGTCGAGAGTGATGAGCGTCTGACTGACGTTCTTCTCAAACTGCTCATTATCAAATCGCATCTCGACGATGCGGCGATCAACATTATCACTCATAGACTTGTTACCTCTCTCCACGCATCGTCTGCTAATTGATCAAAAATTTGAGACATTGTAGGATTTATGAAATCGGTTGGCGATACATAACCGCCTGTTCCGGTTCCATGTCCCTTTTGCAAATTTATAGCAACATTGAACCGTTGATTGTAGTTATCATTGGTCCAATAAATTGTATAGCCATTTGCATCCTGTTCTATCTCGTAATCCCATGACTCGGCGGTTGTACCGGTGTCTTTTGGCGTCGCCGAGGCAAGAGCCTGAACTCCTAAATCACCATACTTTTGGAGTATAGCCATTATCTGAAGCTCTTTAAGGTGATGTAAAAACTTTTCTGTTTTATTAGAGTCGCCTTTTACAAAAAGTGAAATCATCATAATCAACCTTTCGTATTTAATCTGGCTCTTCTCTCTGCGTTAAGTTTCCTGTTTCTCTGAAGGATTTCATTTCTGGACATTTTCCTAGGAGGTTCACTCTTATATGAGCAAACCTCGATTAATTTAAGTAAGCGATTTAAATGCCATTTCTGACATTCGAATGGGATGTTCAAAGCAATCATCCAATAATAGATGAGCTCGGCAGTTATTGTTTCCTTATACGGATTCTTTTTTTTGCTTTTAGGAACAGTAGTTGCTGTCATCGGAGCTTCTATATAAGCTTGTATGGCCTCCACATTTTCTTTTGATAAATTAAAATAGACCTCGGGACTTACGTTCTGGGTCAAGGTCATAAATCTTATATAATCTAAAGTTTCAAGAGCTGTCTTTTTGGTTGACAGAAATGGCTTTTCGTATTTTGACTCCCATTTTGATAAAGAGATCAACGAGTGCTCAAGACAAAGCTTCTGCTCCTTGGTGTATATGAACTCTCCTCTTTTTTCATCGTATCGCTCACTTTTTGGAATGATTATGTCAAGCATTATCCCACAGAAGTCGCACTACCTTCAATTTTAGCGATGATTTCATCTACATCGTCTGTAGAATCAATAATAGCATCCAAGTTCTTGAATACTTCAGAATCAAAAGTAGGCATAACACCTTTTATGAAGTTTGTTCCTTCTTCGAGATCGGTTGCGAGTTTCATATAAAGATCCGAGAAAGCCTGTGTTTGAACAAACTCATCTCTTACTTCATCATTCTTGATAAATCGTCTTCCGTCTGGAGATTTAACGCCATAAGATTTTACAATTAAACTTTTATATATAGGCATAATCTGTCGCATATCCTTAGACTTTATTATGCCCACAAGCGCTTTTGAAAGACCTCCTTCTACAGACATTTCCCAATCAGCAACCTCCGCTTCTGTAAGATGGAAATAGAAGTCTTCTTTACGCTTATTACCGTCAAAATCGGTATATTCAATAGTTTTCTTTATCATTTGGGCCTCCTTTTAAAACAAAAAATATAAGGGGCTCTGATTTTACAAAGCCCCTTATAGATTTATCAGCTAGCTGCAACTACTGTGACGTTGCAGGCATCTGTGTATGTTGTTCCGTCAACAGTCATGCTAGCAGTAATTATCGCGCTACCAGCAGCAACTGCTGTAACTTTTCCTGTAGAAGAATCCACAGTAGCCTTAGCCGGGGTTCCGGAAGAATATGTTACAGTCTGACCAGCTGGACGTGTTGTAGACTTCAGTGTGTAAGTCTGACCTACTGTAAGCTTAAGATTAGCTCTGCTGAGATCGATTTCAGGAGTTATTCCTCCAAGAATTGAAAATACCTCATCCGGGAGAGGAAGTCTTGCGTCGTTGTTGTCATCTCCATAAAGTATATTTTCAAGATTTATAAGTGTTCCCTCATCGAAATCGGTTGATGTGATCGTCAGAGACGCTGTCGGTTTATAACCTGTAACAGGAACCGGTGTTGTTGTGATTTCCCATGAGAACTCATTTGCCTCTGGCGAATCATTTACGGTGTTGTACTGTTTTTCCGATGGGGAAGCCATCGCACCATAGATGAGATGAAGCTTATAGCCAAAGTCGGCGCCCTCGCTGTCATTACCAAGAATTGTCTTATAGCAAAGACCGAAAGGCTTTCTCGTCTGCTGTCCAATTCTAACGCCTGGCACTGGCTCTGCCGAACCATCGCAATTAGCGAACGCATCAGGATACGTATAAGCACCGATAGTAGCTCCGAATTCCTCATTTGAGATGAGGTTCAGATATTTAATATTATCCGCATACTGAGGATTTGCGTCTGCTCCGGAAGGGCTCTCTGTGACGCTAGTGATGCCGTTCCAAGCATAGCCAACCGGATATGCATTATCTACAACTGGATAAACTGCGCACTGGCTCACACCAGTCTCATACAGTCTTTCGCCAGTTGCATCCCATATAAGTTTTGCCATTTATTATTACCTCCTAGTAATAAATCGAATATACATCGTGATAGAGATTGTTTTTCACATATCTCCTATCGAATCTGCACATAGAGAATGTTTTAAACATCTCATCAGTAAGATCTATGTCTGGATCTTTGTGAATGTAAGTTACTGTATATCTTTCGGAATTTAGATAATTGAGATTATCTGCTGGTCTATGAGTATAATCTGAGAGATTATAGATAAAGGCCGGATACTTTATGTTCGTATTTTCTGGAGGCTGAAAATACACATTCGGCTTTCCAAGAACGCCCAGAAGTCTATTATGTATCGTCATTCTCCCTTTCATTATAAAGTCCCCCTATAGATAGGATCAGCCTAGGATGTCTGACCTCGACACTGTTTACCTTCCAGAAAGATCCCATATACTGTATAAATCTAATAGATGAGAAGTGCTTATAGGCGTATTCGTCGGCTACTATACTAATTTGGTTTGTAACATTAATATCGTCATTAAGCTGCTCAGAAGCTTGTGTTCTTCCAAACTTAGATATGATGTCACCTTTGTAAACTTTCTTAGTTGAGACTGGCTCGAATACGCCTGGCTTTGTCTCCCTAGTCTCTACATAGCCAACTATTCCATGAAACTTAGCCATAAATCACCCCTATTTTGAATTAGTTATCACTCTGTGCCGCAGGGGTTGAGTTGGCCCAAACAGCATAAAGTGTAACATCAGCCGTTGGGCTATAAGGACTTGTAGCATCTGCTTCTGCAGCATCAGCAGTTGTAGCCCAACCTGCAAATTCCTTACCCTCCGGTGCTGTAAGGCCCGTACCATCACTCAGGGTCGTAGAGCTTCCAGAATTAACTTCTACAGGGTCAATCGTACCGGTTCCACCGTTAGCATCATAAGACACAGTAAAGACGATATACTTCCATACTGCATACAGAGTCACATCATCATACGGAGTATACGGTGACGATACAGTAGGATTCTGAGCAGAAGATGATTTAGCCCAGCCAGCAAAATACTTGTTCGACGGAGCAGTAACCCCAGATCCGTCGCTAAGTTCTACAGACTCGCCAGCCTTAACATCTACCGCATCAATAGAACCCGTTCCACCATTAACGTTGTATGTTACTGTAAAATCTCCATCTTCAGGGAACCCTTTTGCCAAGGCAATATTGTAAATCTGCTTAGCGACGGTTTTACCAGTATCCTGACCGCCAAGCGCTTTCGATACTTCTCCAAGAAGTTCGGAAACGGTTTTTCCTTTTGGTGAAACTTCGAGCGCTATAAGAAGTTTCCTAAGTTCGCTTTTAACAGACATAATTACCTCCTTATATTAGTTACCAGATGGTGCCTCAGCAGGCTGCTCGATAGCGATTGCAGAGTAAACTCTTGTCAGAGCTCCAGAGCATCTTGTCTCCAGAAGTGACTTCTGCAGGTTGAAATCGATATCAAAGTCTGTGAAGTGAGTGATCTCTCCACCCTTTGTCGAACCAAGGCTGTAATCAGCAAGGTTCACGATAAGAGCAAGCAGCTTGTGATAGTTATTGCTACCGTCTTTTCTTGGAGCAAGATCTGCGAACTGCTCAGCAGTTACGATCGAATTTACGTTAAGAGCAGAAGCAAGCTCAGCCTTAGAGCTGAAGATTCTGTGACCGTTTCTGTCTCTTGCGAGAAGCATTACATTCAGCATATGAGGATCCATGTAGCAATCCGGTGTGCCTGTGCCTTTGAACTTCTCTCTAGCGTAGAGAACCTTCTCGATGAATGCTTCAGCGAGAATGAAGTTCTGACCAAAGAAGCTTCCAGTCTCTTCGCCCTGAAGAGTTTCCTTCATTGCCTCAACATCAAGATCGTGGTGCATTGTGAACAGTTCGTCGTCTGTCCAAATTGGTCTGATGTGCTCTGGGAAAATCTTGTCAGCAGACTCATCGGATCTTCCATCACCGACCATGATTGCTGTTGCGAGCTCCTCATTGAGGTTCATTCTGTCAATGTTGTAGAGATACTGAACATAATCGAAGTCTGTGATATCGATGATGTCATCTCTGTGGAGCTGACTCTTAACATAGATTGTCTGAGGGTCAGTCGTTCTTCTTACGAGCTGGAAGTTTCCTGTGATGGACTTCTTGTTACCCTTCTGATATCCTCTAGCTCTCAGATCGTCGATCTTACGGATATCAACCTGACCAGTTCTGATTCTGCTTATAGGGCTCTTATGAACCTTGCTGAGAACTGTTCCGATCCATCCCTGATCATTTGTGATGAGCTCCGGGGCGCCAGGTCTTACATCCTTGTATTCTGGGAACAGAGCGTCAACTGTCAGTGCGCCGAGTGTAGGCGGTGTCTGGTAGAAACCACTTACAGAAACGGCGTCATGCATAAGCTCACCCTCCATTCCGTTCTGCTCTGCGAATGCGCTAAGAGCCGACTGGAATGTCATACCTGGCTGCTTTGCGAGATTCAGGATATCACCCTGATCAGCATGTGTGAGTACATCGCTTCTATCGTATTCGTTATCAAACACATTGTGTTTCATATCTTCTTCTTCTCCTTCGTCTTCAACATCGACTCCCGCATCTTCGAGAGCCTGTCCGATCATGAAATAAACTACATTTTTCTGCTCTTCATTCAGTTCATCAAAAACATCCTGTACAGTCTTTTCACTATCTGCCATTTCGTCTCCTTCTTTGTCCGCATGTTCAAGCGGTTCTTCTTCTTTAACTTCTTCGGGAGCTTCTTCTTTCTCCTCTTCTGGTTCTTCTTGCTCTTCGTTCTCTTCCTCGAAATCTTCCGAATGAGCAAGGAAAATGTCTTCTCCTGTGTAAATCACAGCTTCAGACGAATCTTCTTCTCCGTGAGCGAGCGATGGGAAATCGATAAGCGCACCCGGATTAGCTCCTGCAAGAACAAGGCTTACTTCTCGAATGACACCGTGCATGACGTTACCGCCAGTCTGCTTGAGCTTATTTGCATAAATAGAAAGAGCGGATACGTCGCCATGTTCCACAAGGATCTTAGCGTTCTTTCCGCCCTCGGTATCATTGAATGTACAATAGGCATATACGCCTTCATCCCTATTCTCTAATAGTGCATGACCGAGTACATTCAATGGGTCATTGTGCATATGCTGCCAAACGAGAGGTACTGTCTGGCCATCCTGCTCAGCAAATGCATTCTTACGAATTGTTCTTCCATCAGAGCACTTCAAATCGTTTTTAGTAGCCCAGCCACTAAAATCATATTTTGCCCTCATTTTGAAACTTTCCTTTCTAACTACAAGATGTCAGAAACTGGAACCGACATAGGGTCCACCGGTTCCTCTTCAATAGGCTGACCATATTCGTCCATCGGAACTTCCTCTTCTGGCGGAATCACATCCTCTTGATAAAGATTGCTATTTCTGAGTTCGTCTGCTTTTGGATCGTCTGACGGTTTCATTCCAATAACCTGTCTTAACTCGTTGGATGTCATAATTTCGTTCCTGGTGAACTTGTCGGCAATCTCAGCCATGTCGTTAACCGGAACAAGCCTGAATGGATTCCTATAGAACTCAATTGATTGGCCCTGGGATCTTGCAGTTTTCGTTAAGAATTTTCTTTTAAACTCCTGCGATATTGCAGAGAGTATAGGTTCGATGGTTCGGTTATAATAATTCAACATAACCTTCTCATCAGCTGTACCTTTAAGAACCTCTTCTGTAAGACCAAGCTGACCATAAAGCATACCCATAAGGTACTCGATCTGTTTGAGAAGATTGTTTTCAACCGGACGGTTAAGCTGAGTTATGTGCTCCGTACCATCTGTATAAGCAATTCCATACTTAGAACCTGTAAGCTGAGCTTCGATGTCTTTTCGCCTGGCTTCTGCTTGGTCTTTTCTGGTCTGGCTTTTAACTACATAAGGAAGCTGAATAATAAGATCAAGCTTCCCTGAGCTACTCTGTTCGTCAACGGCGTCTAAAAGATTTAATTTTCTTATTACACGTTGAAGAGTCGAGTTCGGCTCATTCATCACCGCATAAAACGGATTTTCTATGATAGCAACCATCTTTTTAGGAACTACGATTTCCTGATGATTACCGGTCTTCTGATTGTAAAGATTCACACGAACAGACTCTGGATACCACTGAGTGATCTTCCCGCATCTCATCGACAAAATATCGTAAGACGCCGATTTCTTTGGGTCCATCGTGGTGTCTGTTGGAACAACGCAAACGACGCCTTCATCAAACATGGACGTAACAATATCCATAATAAAAGCCCGATTCGTCTGATCGATATTGGCCTGGAGTTGAAGGACTTCGTTTAGTCCATCATTTATCTCCTCCAAAAATCGCTCTTCGTCATCGAGCCTCACGTGTCTGATGTCTATCGCCGACACATCTATCGCTATTCGATTGTAAATTGATGAAATTATGGATCGTTCGTGGCCTCTTGAATATCGGAATCGATCCGGTCTGTACGACGACCCAGCATAGATCGTAGGTTGAACGCTAGGCGTTGGATCTCTTGATGTGAAAGCATTCCATGCGTGTTTCAACCTATCTGAAAATTTGTATTCTGGCATTTAATGCCTCCTTAAAACTTTATCCTCTAACTCGTAATATCCGAGGTCCTTTCTGACGTGTAAGTCTCGTTACCTTTGTACGCTTATACCTATTTGGAACGCCCTTGCCACTGGCTATAGAAGACCGCTGAATATTACCAAGTTCAGTCCAAGCATCATTGGCTTGTTTCTCGAGCACTCGTCTCTGCGTATTAGGATTGCTAAAATAATCTGAAGTCAACGGCGCTTTGGCAGCCTTCTTTGAATAGAAACCGCCTCTATATGAAGCGGCTCCTGCTTTTGTCAACCTAGAACTATGACCGGTTAACCTATGCCCTCCATTATTGATTATTCCGTT